GCACTTGGAAAAGCCATTTTAATATCCTCCTAGATATGTGTTAGGCATATAATTAAATACGCTGAACATCACCACAGAGGCTGTATTTGATGGGTGTGTATAGAACAGGGATGCCTCCACTTGTCTATACAGGCCAACAAACTTCAGGTTGTTCTGACAGTTTATTGTTTGCGTGACAGATAACTCTATGGGGTATGGTAGCTAGCATTGTTACGGCCCATAGGAGCAAGACTAGATACCTAGTCCTGCTTAAAGTTATACCAGTTGTTTCAGGTTTGTCAATACTTATCGAGCACTTCCGCTAATATCGTATACAAACTTACCTGATTGTAATGCTTTAGCAATAGCTTCTTGGTTCTTTTCATATTCAAAGGTAGTCATTTTGTTTACCTGTGACTCATAAAAGACACCATCTTTGCTTTCGCCTGTAGGTGCAGAACGACTACCACGGGTGTTAACGCTCTCAGCAGCACCCTTATCTGTAGTAGGCTTCTTAGCCTTAATTCCTTTATCAGCTTTGTAAAGATCGATGGCACGGGCAGCAGCCTTAGCATCACTCTCATTATCATACAAAGCATCCTGAACCCACTTAGGTTGTTCATCAACCCAGTTGTGGAACTCATCATCATCACGGATGGCATCAAAGTCTGGATGCAGACGCATCAATTCAGCCTCTGCCTTATCCTTAGATGTTTGATGCTCACGTTCATCTAGCTTTTTGAATCTCTCATCCAAGGCTTGGGTCTGTTCCTTAGCCTTTTTAATTGCAATGGTTTCAACAATCTTTGCAACATCAGGATATTGAGCAGCCCACTCATTCAATTCTTCTTCACTCTTAGGAAGCTTAATTTGCTTCTCTGTACTTTGCTGTAGCTGTGAACGAAGCTCATCAATCTGTTTCTGCAAAGTTACTTGCTGTTGCTGAGAATGTCTACGCAGATCACCATAACGCTTCTTAAAGCTTTTCTCTTCTGCGTTTAAAGAACTGTCTTCAGGATCTGTAGGATCTTCTGAGGGTTTGTTCTTATCTTCAGCCAATTGTTTCAACTCAGCTTCTTCTTGTTCAATCCGATCCTTGTTAGCATTACGCTTACCAAAGGGAGAGAAAGCCTGAGCTTGTTGATTCTGATTTACTACTGCTTCTGTCATAACATACCTTTAAGTTGGGGCTAACTGTAGCTGCATAGCAGGGAGATAGGTAGCCATATGGTGGGAAATTGTTGACACTCGCCAGCCCACCTCTGGTTTGAGTATGCTAATTATATAGTATTATTTCTTAGAAGCAATGCCTCTTTTTTGAGCAAGTGTAGGTTTCTTTGTACGCTTAGCAACAAGACCACCCTTAGCCATAGCCATTGTAGCCATGCCTTGATCATCAAAGTATTTACCACCACCAGAGCCACCACCTCTAAAGTCGAAGGAGCCAGCTAAATTAAAGCCACCACCAGTGTCAGAAGGACCAGCTACATCAAAACCATCTAAGCTTTTACGATAGTCTTCTGCCGCTTTATCTGTTGCTGTTGTATCTGTACTAGATTGTTCCTTTCTAGTCACATCAGCAGCAGCAGATCTACCTGCCTCTGCAGCATCAGATGAAGTGCCACCACTTGTGATGACATTAGCAGCAGCTTGACTAGCTGCACCAGCAGCAGCAGGACTTAATCCCATACTAGTAGCTGAAGAAGCTGCATCAGCAGCAGCAGTAGCAGCAGTACCCCCAGTTCCAGTAGGACCAGCAGTGGCAGCAGCAGTGCTTGTATCAAGATTAGTACCCATAGTATCTGCAATAGATCTAGTAAAGTCTTTTGCTGAACTACTAGCTAGTGCGTTATTAATCCTAGCAGCAACTCCTAATAATGGATTAACTATACCAGCAGCAGCAGTAAGACCTTTGTTAAGAGTATTTGCTGTTACAGTACCATCAGGATTTAAAGTAAAGCCACCAAGACCTGTGCTAACGCCTCCATCAGCATTTGATGTAATATTACCGCCATAAGCATTGACACCTAAACCTCCATCTGTTGTTGTTCCTGTATCGCCACCACCCACTGTAGTGACTTTACCATCTTTACCTGTAATAGCTACATTACCTAAAGCTAAGTCTGTCATTGATGTATTATTAACACCAGACAGATTTGTATTGCCACCAGAAACTAAGCTTGTATTACCACCATCTACACTAGCAGTACCATCAGTTATTTTATTCACTGTAGTTGTAGTATTTGTAAGACCTGTACCAGTCATTCTACTAGCTGGATTAGAGTCTACTACAGAATATCCCTCAGGAATAGTTCCACCGGGTTTTCCATTGAAGTAAGTCATATATAAAGAATCACCAGCAGCGTTCTTTAAAAGCCTAACATCTAAAGCTGGATTAGTGATGGATGTTCTTTGAATGTTATATTTAGCTAAGATGTCTTTATCTGCTGGTGGAACATATACAGCTCCTCCTCCAGCAAATCTTTTCTCTCCTCTACTATCCATATCCACTTCTTCCATGATGTCATCAACTTCAGAAGTGAAGCCACCATCGTCCTCACTATTATGAAGAGCTTCTGGGTTAGACACTTCCTCAGCATTACCCATCTGACCAATCTCATTCATTCGAGACAAGCCTTGCTTAGCTTCATCACGAAGCTTCATCAATCGTTCAAGACCAATGTATCTAACAACATCCGCAGGAATAACAAACTCACCCTCGCTCAGCTTAGCATCAATGTCATCTCTCACTTCTTTTTGCAAAGAACCCGGAGGTACATCATTACCAGATACTGGATCTACCGTACCACCTTCATCATTCATGCCGCCTTCAGCAAACAGTCTATCCATATTATTTGTGTACATTAACTTCATCCTTAAGATAACTTAGTCTGCGTAAAGCAGCAATGGCTCCTTGAGCCTTTCCAATTTCACGGGCATCTGAAGCTTGTTCTAAGTTCTTATGCTGCTGAGCAATCTCAGCATCAAGTAGTTCTAAGAACGCTTCCCATGTAGCGTTAGTGTTTACAAAGCCTTTAAGCTTGGGGAGGTACAGCTTGGACATTACCAGCAAATCCTTGTTCACCCGGCACTGGTGCAGCACCAATACCAATATTTCCACCACCACCACCAGTCATATCAGATACTGGGGGTGGGCCACCTTCAGGACCAGCAACAGGAGGAGCACCTTCTACTGGAGCAGGAGCTGTAGCCTTTTGCATCAGCAACGCTTGACGCATAGCCTCATCCATATTGTTAGTCACCTTGTCTGGATCAAGGTCCATGCTCTTAGCAATCTCACGAATGATGTAGGGAAACTTAGCAAAAGGCATCAATGCTGGTGAGCTGGCAATCTGCAAGAACTGCATCAAGCGTTGGCTCCTCACCTCATTAGCCATCAAGCTCTCTGTACCCCTAGCTGTAACTTCCAAGTCACCTTTAATGCTTTGATCAAAATCAAACTGCATGTTGAAGCTGAAGAAAGCCTTACCCAAAGGAGCTAACAAATAATCATCCACATTCTTGATGATGGTTTTAACACTGCCAGATGCAGCATTCATCAACATAGAAATGCCAGAGGCTGTCCTACCTACACCACTCACACCTGTCTGTCCGTGTGAAAAGGAAGGCATGCCTGTAGACTCATCAGCAAGCTGTCGTGCTTTATCAAACAGTTGTAAGTTCTCAGCAGCTACGTTAGGAAACTTAGTTCCAAACAAGCTTTGACCGGGAGCACCACCCTGTCGCCTAAACACTTTACCGGGATAGACAGTCATGTCTTGTCCGGGAACGAGGTTGGTTTCATCCACCTCGAATACAAGGTTGCCAGACAACACCGCATTGTCCACTGCCATACGCATAAAACCATTCATGAGGGTCTGGGTGTCGTCCATGTTTTCGGCAACACCAATGCCAAATAGAGAGTAGGGGTTTAATTCGCAAGGAGCAGCGTAGTATGGGATGTTGGCTGGCTTAAACGGGTTCAATACTAAACGAATAATTTTATTATTACAGAACCATACATTGGCCTGTAACTCCTTTGCTTCCAACAAAGCATCAGGAATAACAATGTCGTTTTCTTTGAGCATGTCAATGTCAACATTGCCCCAATATTCCAACACTTCAAATCTGTCTGTTCCCAAGTTGGGAGCATAGTCTCTCAAGTCATCTTCCCAATACTTCTTAGTATAGGTGGCTCCCATCTCAATGACTTCTTCAATGACATTGGCTCTAAAGAAGGGACGATTCTTCAAAGTCCTTAGCTGTGTACCACTCAACTTGTGACGCTCAATAATGTATTGAGCTTCTTCCATGTTAGTAGCATCAGGATCAGGATAGAAGTTCCAGATGGACACATGTGATGTCTCTGGTACTGTCTTCATCTCAGGCTTATAAGTGCCTTCTTCATCCCAGCTAGGATATTCTTTTGTCTTAGCAAATGGACCCTTCATGATTCCTGTACCAAACAGAGCCATCTCAAAGGCAGTGGAACGCAGGTGCTTATTAGCACCACTCTCATCCAACTGGTCATGTATCTTCTTTTCCATCTTCTTAGCTGCAACCATTGCAGGATGGAATGTCAAAGAAGAAGGAGTAACGCCCGGACCTTCCTTAAGACCCTCTTGACCACTAAGCTGATTCTTCAAAGGACCAAGCTTCTCCATCAAAGAAGAAAGTGTAGCACCCGGTGCTAGGTCTTTACCATCTCCCTTGTAACCAAAAGGAGAAACCATCTCAGATTCCATACCTTCTGGTGCTTTATCATCAAAATGTACTGTGTCTACTACACCATCAGGTAGGACAGTAGGATCAACGCTGAGAGGAAACTTGTTATTCGCAAATAACACATCAGTGATTTGACCATATGCTGCAAGCACCTTGGTCTTTGTCACCTTAATGAATACACGGCTCTTCTCTGTCTCAGTGAATTTAACATCTGGTCCATAAATACCACGATAGTTTCTATAAGCCTTGAGCCAACGCTGTTCATCCTGTCTACGGCTCTCTTCAGACTTTGTATATCTATCGTTTAGAAAGACTAATAGAGAATCACCAGTGAATGGTATATCTTCACCTTCTTTTTTATCTTTTAAACTAATAGACTTATCGTCCATGAAATTGTTTTGCGCCATAAATACCCTTTAATACCCAAATGTGGGGTCTGCCATCTTCATCCCAGAGCCAGCAGAATTTAATGGATTGTAATCGAACAAACTACTTCTAGGTCTGCTCATCACACCATAACGAATAGCATCATATAAGTGATCTTCAGCTTTAGTATCAATATCCTCTGGGTTTCTCTTGTCCAAAGGTATGATGGGTAGCTGAGCAATCGTGTTCACACAGTTGCTTGTTATAACCAATCTTGGCTGTTCTGTAAAGGCATCAAGTTGTAGCCTTCGATGCAGCTCATTCTTACCTGCCACCCTACTTCCAGCACTTCTATCAGATGGCCTCCACCTACAACCCTCTGCAATCATCTGTTCTGCCAGTGATGGACCTGTGTCACCCCTCTTATGCCAGCAACTACTGTCCAATACACCATATCTCATAGGCCCATCGTTCTCTTCAGCCCTCATGACCATGCGAGCGAGGTCTTTGGCAAGTACCTTGCTAACATATATCTCACGATAGATGACCAATTGTTCACTTGGTGACACAGCAAACCACACCACAGCACTATAACTTCCGTATCCATAGTCACAAGCCCTAAATTTAGTCCAATTACTTGGTATGTGGAACGGTTCCACTACATGTATCTGTCTATTAAACTCAGGAAACGCTGCACCTTCAGCAATATCCCAATTTCCTTCTAGCAATTGCTTCCTTTGGTGCTCAGGAAGAGACAACAACATCGTCTCATAGTCACCTGTCTGCATCAAATAGGGGTTATCCGTCAACATAGCAGGGATAAACCTACGTTTAAACAGTGGTTGCCCCTCTTTGCTGTGTCCTTTTGGGTAGACTAGGGTAGTTCCACTCTCAATATCTGTAGCATCAAAGGCTTTTCCTGCTGGAGAAGGGTCAATAAACATCTTCTTCACCCAAGCATGGCCCGGACCACCCGGATTTGTTGTAGCTCTCATGAAGATTGGTAGGTCTGCTGCCGCTGTACGCAGTCGAGAACGCATATAGTTCCACGGAAATGGCGTATGCCACTGCGTCAACTCATCAAAACCAATCCAGCTAAATGCCAAACCCTGATATCTCAACACATCTTCATCTCTATCAAGGTAAGACATCCACAGTCTTGCCCCTGATGGAGCTTCCCATTGCATCTTACGTTCACTCCATTTGATGCCGGGGTAAATCTTTGGATAAAGCTCTTGACTCTTCCAAATAAGTTCTCGAAGTTCCTCTGTTGTATGACGAAGAAGCAGTCCAGAAAACTGTGGATGTACCATATACCTTAGTGGATCAGCCAACATAGCGTAGCTTTTACCACCACCAGCAGCTCCACCATATAACACCTCCCTCTCTGAGGAAGCTAAGAAGAATGTTTGAGGCCCAGCATTGGGCTTAAACAATACTTCCCTATCATCAGGTGTCGCTAGAGGAATCTCTGGCGAGTTTACTATCGATATATTCGGTGAGCTTGCTGTACTGCTCTGACTCGAAGTATCCTGTTTGGTCTTCCCTGCCGAGCCTCTTGGATTTTTCTTCGTACCTTTCCGCTTGCTCAAGGGCTTTTTTGAGCCTTGTGGCAAGGTTGCGGTAAGTAGCGGATTTTCGTCCATGAGTTCTTTCAGTCTTTATTCTCTTTAACAATCCCACATGGCTTATTGTTCTACCTGTTGTGGTGGTAAGCCAAGCTGCTACCTGCCTAGAGCTATATTGTTTTAAATGTTTCTTAGCTAGTTCTAACGCTTCAAGCTCTGTAGGTATTGGCTGCAAGAGGTTAGGATCTTCTTCATCTTGTCTGTAACCAAATGGTATAGTTTTTCTAATTTTTGGAATAGGTACATATGTTTCCTTTGCTTTGGGCTGTGGCAATATCCAAGCCCCTAAGTCTCTATCACTCACCGCTATCTTTGGCTGGCAAAATCATGATGCCGTTAGGTGCTGTCACCTGAACTTTCTCTGTCTTCACCAAACCAGCCCTGTCTAACAAATCTTTAGCAGCATTAAGCTTCTCTTTCAAGCCTAGCTCTGTAGGGTCAGCAATACCACTCACAACAGCCATAGCTGCTCTAGGGGCATTCATAGCGATGTAAAGCTGTGTAGCCTCAATCACTTCTTCCTTAAGAACTTCCATGAGTACCTTGGTATTGTAGCCTTCGCTATAGCCAGCAAGCTGCCTTGCCTTGGAAGGATTGCCTCCAGCCTCAGCAAATAACACCTCAATGAACTTCTTCTGTTGTTCGCTTAGTTCTCTTTTAGCCATGATTAAAATAGTCCTTGTTCATAGTATTCTTCAACAGTGACAGTGGTGTCCATGCTACTACCAGCCTCTGGTGTAACTACCAAGGTGTCACCGGGATAGAGAGCAAGATAACTAC